TGGAATTGAGCCACCTAGAGCCTTTCTGTCCATTAAGAAAAGCAAAAAGGGGGTTCTTAAGCAGATTGTTCCACAGTATACTACGCTGAAGAACAACTATACCCTGCTCTGGGAAATGCCTGACAACGGTGGATACATTAAAATTGTTTCTGTTATGCAGAAATTCTTTGATCAGGCAATCTCTGGTAACTGGTCATACAATCCAGAGAACTATCCCGACAATGAAGTGCCTGTCTCAGTGATGGCACAAGACTTCCTCACTACCTATAAGTACGGTTGGAAGACTTCTTATTATCAAAACACATATGATATTAAGACCGACGAGTACAAGGAGGATGTAAAAGAAAGTTTAGAGAGTCTAATTAATCAACTAGAGAATGCCCAGGAGGAAGATTGTGAATCGTGTAAACTTTAAGGTAGGTAACGACATGTCAACAGTTAAAGGAATGACGGTATTTAACAAGGATAAGGTTAATACCACCAAGCAACCAATGTTCTTCGGTGCCCCTTTGGGCATCCAACGTTATGATTCCTATAAGTATCCTGTGTTTGATAAACTTACTCAGACACAACTAGGATACTTCTGGCGTCCTGAAGAAGTATCACTACAGAAAGACCGTGCAGATTATCACACACTTCGTCCAGAACAAAAGCATATCTTTACCTCTAATCTCAAGTACCAGATTATGCTTGACTCCGTTCAAGGGCGTGCTCCTGGGATGGCTTTTATTCCTTACTGTAGCCTACCTGAACTAGAAGCATGTATGGAAGTGTGGGGTTTCATGGAGATGATTCACAGTCGCTCCTATACTCACATCATTAAGAATGTCTACAGCGATCCAGCAGAAGTGCTTGACACTATCTTGGAAGATGATATGATTCTATCACGCGCTGAGACAGTTACTAAAGCGTATGATGACTTCATCAATCATGCACAAAACTTTGGTAGCAGTAACATGTGGGAACACAATCTTGAAGGTGTTCCTCTCGCAGAGGATGATCTCTACGAACTCAAGCGTAAGTTGTATCGCGCTGTAATGAATGTCAACATCCTGGAAGGAATCCGATTCTATGTCTCGTTCGCATGTTCATTTGCTTTTGGAGAGCTTAAGCTTATGGAAGGATCCGCTAAAATCATCTCTCTCATCGCCCGAGATGAAAACCAACATCTTGTTCTTACACAAAACATTATCAACAAATGGAAGCAGGGAGATGATCCAGACATGGCTCGGATCGCTGAAGAAGAACAAGAATGGTGTTACCAAGCATTTGAAACAGCGGTAAATGAAGAACGTGTTTGGGCAGACTATCTGTTCAAAGAAGGTTCTATGATCGGACTGAATGCTAAACTTCTAACTCAGTACGTTGAGTGGGTTGCCAATCGTCGTATGAAGTCAATTGGTTTGAAACCTATCTATGATGTACCAGCGCGAAACAATCCTCTGCCTTGGACTGAGCATTGGATCTCATCTAAAGGTCTACAAGTAGCACCACAAGAAACTGAGGTTGAATCTTATGTCGTTGGCGGAATTAAACAGGATGTTAAAAAAGATACTTTCGCTGGTTTTAAACTATGACAGAATTGCCCGAGTGGAAAAAGAGAGCACTCTCGGATCCGAGCGTGAATGCCAAACAGGCAAAGATTATCATGGAAGGTCCCAAGTGTCTGACGGACGCATGGTTTCTCCAAGCGATGAGATTCAAATACCTGACCCGTGGGATGACCCGTTGATGTAGTCTAAATACCTCCATCTTATGATGGGGGTATTTTTGTATGAAAGCACAGTCTGCGAAAGCAAAAGGCAGACGGTTGCAACAGTGGGTGAGAGATAAACTTATTGAAGCACTAGACATTCATCCTGAGGACATTGAGTCTCGTAGCATGGGTGCTGGTGGAGAAGATTTAATTATGGCGCGAGCAGCACGTCAAAAGTTTCCACATAGCATAGAATGCAAGAATGTGGAGAAACTAAATATTTGGGAGGCATACGAACAGTCTGCATCTAATTGCGGTGATTACGAACCAATCGTTGTTATCAAAAAGAATGGTAAAAAACCCTTGGTGGTAGTTGACGCTGAATACTTTATACAATTATTTGAAGGTAAACATGAAGAATGATCTTTGGGCAGCAATTATCTCAGGTGCTCTGTTGGGTATGGCACATGGTACTGTAGTTCAGGCAGAACCCACAAAGGGTTACCATACTATGGACGCCATGGGATGTATGTTACTAAGGGAGTGTACGGACGATGTTAAACGAGTCACAAGTATTCAAGATATTATCAATCGTTATCCCGATAGTGATTTTAGTGCTGTTGTTGACGAGTTTAATGACATCATCCGTGCCTTTGATAAGATCGGAGTTGGGGTATTTCTAGCGGATTCAAAGTATTTTCCACCAGGACATCGTGGTGTTTATCATACTGTAGGTAATAACTTTTTCTTGAATGATGCATTCATGCATCGTCAGAGTACTCTTATGTCTGTGACCAGACATGAAGGATGGCACGCTGCTCAGGATTGCATGGCAGGAACTATTGAGAATAGTTTGATTGCTATCATCAAACCTGAAGAGTCTGTTCCTAAGATCTGGCGCACTATGGCAGAGCGTACATATCCTAAGAATGCTGTGCCATGGGAGGCAGAAGCAGGATGGGCAGGACGCACTGAGGGTATGACTGCTCAAGCATTGGAGGCATGTGCTACTGGTAAAATGTGGGAAGTTTATGAACCCACACCCATGACACGCGAGTGGTTGGAGGAGAATAACTATATCGCTAAATAGAAGAGCCTTGCATTCTACATATGGCTGATACTAAGCCTAAGGTAGAGAAGGAAGACGATGATGATAAGAGTGAAGTTCTTGGTAATTTAGTGAAAGTTGTTGTACTTATATGGTCTGCCTCTCTCCTGACATTTTCCTACGTTAGACTTCCAAACGGTCAAAAGATTTTAGATTTTGATCCCACGTTCATCGCCTCGGTGTTTTCTGGATCGTTAGCTGCCTTCGGACTTTCTCCTGCTAAAGCAGGTGGTGGCAATGGTGCCAAGAAGAAGAACGAGGAACCCCCTGTTGTTTCTGCTGTGGAGCCGAAAAGAAAATGATTCAAAAACTAATTAATGTTGTTGCACTATTATCTGGATTGACCTCTCTTGCATTGATTGGGTCTGGTGTTCATGGTTATATGAACAGAGAAGCATATCAAGAACGAGCACGCGAAAGGTTAGCAGAACTTATTTCAGATGCTATTTCTGATGTTGTTCTTCCTGATGTAACAACTGGACCAATGGGACCTGGCATGAGGTTACCATGACAAATCCTGAGGAACTGGCACAAAAGTATGGTACTAAGAAACCATCTGGATGGAAGATAATGATCAGCACTGCTGGTGCGTTGTTTGCTATTTCACACCTGGGTCTCCTGGGTTACCTGATTGACAGGAAGGCAGAACCACCGTCAGTTCCTGCTATCAATATTCCCCGTGGTCCTTACTCGTCTTATAAAATTAAGGCAGGTAAGGATGGATATGAAATTGAATATCGTGCTAACGATCCTAAAGTTTTAGAATCCACTAAAACATTAGACCTTGATCGTGATAAGAAAGGACTCTTTGGCGGAGGATCTGAGCAGCGAACGGAGTATCGTCATGATCAATATACTATGGAAGGTGTGAGGAACATGGGAGGTGATGTAGGAGAGTTGGGAAAGACAGGAGGTGCCAGCGCAGAGTGCATCGCGGCGGACGCTGGAGCACGGTCACAAGGTGCGATGGCAGGAACTAGTATTGCTGCTGGTGTAGCAGTCCCTGTTGTTTCCAGTATTCCTTATATTGGATGGTTAGCAGGTGGATGGGCATTGCTCTTGGGACAGAACATTGGTTCTGAAGCAGGATCTATTGTAAATAGTGCTATTAGTGATGATTGCTAATGAACATTCCTGAAATTAGAGGCGTCAATATTGACATTAAAGATATTAAGATTGACGCCATTACTACATATCGTTATACACCACCATCAGTTCCTGCTGCTCCACCAGTAACGGTAGACATTGGCACGCCCATTGTTAATATTCCTGGGTGTGTAGAAGCACATGAACAGAATACTACTAAAGAGAAGAGTGGCATCCTCTCTGAGGATGATCCTAAAGGAGTAAAAACTTATTGTGATGCTGGCGTGCCATCATTCAACGCCATGGATTATAATAAAGATAAATTAGAATTTGATTACGAACAACCAGTTCCTGTAGTGAGACCTCCCGAGAAACCAGAGGTAAAATCACCTAAAACAGAAACACCAAAAATTCCTAAGTGTCCTACGAGAGAACAGGAATTAAAAAACCCTATAGGAAAAATCCTAGAGGGCAATAAAAAGATTACTGGTTATGAACAGATCGGTAAAGAATGTTTGATGGTAACTGAAAATCTTACCATTCCCGATCAAATTGTACAAAATATTCCCAACCCTGGAGTAGTAACTACTACTGCTAGTATTGCTGTGGTCGCTACAACATCAGCACTGTTAGCAAAACCGCTGGCAGATCTACTTTTAAAAGTAGTCAAACCAACGGTTAAGAAAGTTATTAAAAAGATTGCTGCTATTCGTGGGAAGAATGTAAAGGTTGAGTCCTTACGGGACCGCCGAGGTCAGCAGCGTCAGAGGAATAAGGCGATTCGGACGTTGAAGGGGCGGGAATAACATGGACGTGTGGGTGTGTATGTCCTGGAGGATTGTTCACAATCACGTCAGCACACACAGAATAATAAGGACTCTTGGGATGGAATTGAATTCCTTCCTTCAATAAATTTCCACAATTTTTTAGTCTCGCGATCTCAAAGTCAAGGCGCTTGTTAGCAGTTAGTTGTTGCATCATCGCGATGTTAGCAGCAGCTGCTTCTTTACATTGTTCTTGTAGTTTCTTATCCAATGGTCTAGACCATGTAGCAGAGAAACCAATACCAATGCTGTAGTTATCTTTCTGTCCAGTTCTTGTGGGAACTTGATATAAAATAGAGCCAGGATTGTCTGGTGCTCCGTCCGCAATATCATTTCCATCATCATCTAATGCACCTGTAAGATCTCTCATATCGTAGACAGGAGAGTCATAGTATGCTTCATATGGTCTTGTTACCGATGCGGTTCCAGTCACATATGGCGTGAAATTCATTGTCGGTCCTTGACATTGAATTCCATTCCCATAAGTATTCGTAATGTATGGTCCCTGTAAAACTTGGATTGCCTGGTTTGTGACGCTACCAGAACTATTAGCAATAGGAGAAGCGGTAGCACTGACCCCACCAACAGTTTCTGCCAGAGATTGTGATGGGAGTAGCGCACTTAAAATTACTGCTGGAAGATACTTGTAGTATCGGTTACGCTTGTAACCTCTGTTGTTCTTTGAATTATCGTGTGATTTTGTAAACCAGGAGAAGATAGAGTTTCTGTGAACTGAAACGCTGCTCCTGGTGTTGTCTGTGTGAAGGTCGGTTTTGAATTCACTCCCGTCCATTTTGATGTCACTCCATTAATAGTTACGTTAACTTCAGATGTTGAAGGTGATAAATTTCCACTAGCGGTTACGCCAGAACCCGTTGCCGAGTACTGATAACCAGTGGAATAGTCCATGCTGTTTATTGTTTCTGTGATCTTCTGTGTTGTCTCTGTGTGGCTCGTCATTGAGCCCTGTGTGAAGTTTGGGACCACGGGGACCGCCAGGGCAGTTGCAGGTATGACACTTGCAACCGCCGCACTTAGGACAGACCAGATAATCGTATTTTTCATGACGACCTCCGTCAGTCAATTACAGTAATCTCACTAACAAATTGTCCTGTCGCCGTAGTACCAGCTCCACCAGCCGTGATGCTGATAGCACCAGTAGTGCCGATAGTACCTGCCAGATCTCCTGCAGTTCCAGCTGAATAAGAAGTAATTGAGGAGAAGTTAGGAACTTGTCCTACAGTAGGAGCACCAGTTGGGACTGCATCAGCCTGTGTGTAAGATTGACTGAAACTAAATGCATTACCAGGAGTATCCTGAGTTGCTGCAATAGTACCAGGACTGTATACACCAGAGGTGATAGTACCAGCAGAAATAGTATTTGCTGTTGTACCGTCCGTAGTATCCACCCCACTACCTGAGATACTGAACGACGAACCAATTCTAGATGCAGTAGATCTTGCAGCATCAACAGTCAGTTGAACACTGGATGCGTGCTTAGTAACAAGTCCGCCAGCATTTGCTGCACCTGCGGTCATCAGTAACATTCCAAAAGCAATTGCTGCTTTATTCATTTTGGTCATGGTGATGTTCAGCTGTATTTATACAAAAGGAACTAGTTCCCAATGATACAATTACAGCAAAATTAAACCAATCAATACTCCTTTGCCAAAGGTAAGCCACAGAAGTTTATAGTCTGTGAGATTAAGTTTTTTTCTGTACCAGCGGATTAGTTTCTTGTGCTGCATTGCAGCATCATCTAATTTTTGTTCAATGTGCCAACCCAATGATCTTTTCTTTCTTTTAAATGCCATGTTATGATTGTACGCAAATTACTGTTCTTTGACTGACCATACGGCATTCAAAAGAATTCTCCGTCGTCACTGATCTGATAGTCGCGATCGTGATCGTGAACAGCATTACTGTCTGTGCTACGATCAGGTAAGGAACTACCTTCGTCACCCTCTTTGAGTTCTTCATATGCCAATGTGATTATTGTATATATGTAATAAGAAACGCCCGCTAGAAGAATGATGAGACACCAGATAATACTCCAGGTCACATCATTTACATCTTCTAGTGGGCGTAAAAATAAATTCATGGATTCCTCGGATCAATTCCCAACTGCTTTAGATATTCAATCCACCAGTCGGCGTCCTTTATATATCTCCAGTTAGGAACCTCTTCACCACGTTCTACAACATAGTATTGATAGAGGGCATCATCTATAGTCTGTGCGATCTCCATACTCTTCTTCCGCTGCATCAACATCTTCATATGGATTTTCCACGAAGGGTCCTCGTTTTCGTAAAGGTTCTCGTCTGACATAATCCTGCTCGGCATTAACTACTTCTATCCATACGGCAAGTTTCATTACTATGTAGATGATTGCCAGCGGTAAGAAACATGCAATTAAAGTTATTTGATACTTCATACGAAAATCCTGGGTTCTCCGTCCTCGTCGTCATGGTAATCTGTTTGCATTCTGCAGTCCCACCAGTCATCACCTTCTTCATAGTCTGGTTCATATAGTGGGCAAGGTTCCTCAAACAGGTGAGACATTCTCAACTGTTTGACTCTCTCATTTAATGATTTATAAAACTCTCTTTTTTCTTCGGGGTTCATTTGTGTTGTTTTGTGAATGGTTCCCAGTGTTCCCACCCATAATGGTGGACTGCCCACATACCTATTACAGGTACAAAAACTAAGAAAAACCCCATGACACCTAGACACCATGGGGTTTGCATAACAGATCTTACAAAGAGTTGGACATGAGTCACGTTGATTCCCAGTCCTTCTGGAATTGATCCAGACCAGAGTCAGTCAGAACATGATCATACATTTTCCAGAATACTTTAGGTGGCATAGTTACAACACTAGCACCATAAGAATAACAACGGGAGACATGGTGGACATCTCGCAATGATGCTGCAAGAATTTCAGTGGACATTCCTTGTACAGCATATGCGTTAGCGATTGCACGGACCAACTCAACTCCACTGAATGAGTTATCATTACAGCGTCCGACAAAAGGTGAGCAATATGTTGCCCCTGCTTTCGCTGCCATCAGTGCTTGTGCTACAGAGAACACAAGAGTCACATTAGTTTTGACACCCATAACAGAGAGTGCCTTACATGCAATCAATCCTTCTACAGTACAAGGTACTTTGATAGTAACTGCTTTACTTCCTAATTGAATGAACTGTTGAGCCTGTTCAATCATTTCTTCGGCAGTCTCAGCAACCACCTCACAGGACACACTTTCAAACTCTGGATATGTAGTAGTCAGTTCTCTAGCAACATCAGGAAGAGTTCTTCCACTACGCTTAATCAGTGTAGGATTGGTTGTTACACCATCAATCAATCCAGTGCGTCGTGCTTTTTTAATTTCATCAAGATCAGCGGTGTCTAAAAAGATTTTCATAAGTTAAAATACTTGTGTTTTATTTAGTTTATGCTGGGTAATCCCACTTAGTGAGGAAGTCTGTTTTGTGTTGAGGTCCCCATGTTCCAGGCATGTAAAGGAAAGGAACAGTACGAATGGGACAAGCATCACCAGTGCATAGAAGATCATCTACAATCCTCCATGATTCCATAACTTCTTCTGCGTGAACAAAGTTAGACTGGTTACCGTTGATGGCATCATAGAGAAGTTTTTCGTAACCATCTATCGCTCTATCTTGTGGATAGGCGTGGGTGAGGGTAGCGAGTTCAAGACCATCACCAAGACCAGGGGACTTAATATCCATGCTAATATCCAAATGAGGATTAGGCTGTAGACGGATAACAATGCGGTCGTTGATTTCTCCTTCATATAATTTCAGCGGTGGTGCTTTTAATTTAATGACAACCTCAACACAACCATAAGGCATGTTCTTGCCCGTCATGACGTTAAAAGGAACTCCCTCCCAGCGCCAGTTATCAACGAATAAAGTACCAGCAAAATAGGTAGGAGTACCACTGTTAGGATCAACCCCCTCTTCATTACGGTAACCATTGTATTGTCCAAGAATAATGTTCTCAGACATTCTAGTAGCGGCAAGGACTTTTGTCTTCTCACGTCTTAATTCCCTAGCATTCATACGGCATGGTGCTTCCATGGCAATCAATGCAAGCACCTGAAGAATATGGTTCTGTAGCATATCGCGTACAGCACCAGCGGTCTCATAGTATTGTGAGCGACCTTCGCAACCGATGGTCTCTGTTGCAAAGATTTGAATCTCGTCTATGTACTGACGATTCCAAAGTGGTTCAAGAATAATATTACTAAACCGAGTAGCAAGTATGTTATTAACAGTATCTTTGCCAAGATAATGGTCAATGCGATAAACTTGTTTTTCGCGTAGATGTCGCTCAACCACAGACTGTAGATTATCAGCAGATTTATAATCGTACCCAAAGGGTTTCTCAATAACCACACGGGATGTTTCGGGGTCATTGAGGACACCTGTCTCTTTGAGATTGATAATCGCGTTAGCATACCTTTCGGGAGGAACCGACAAGAAATAAGTATTATCGTGAAGGTAATTAGGAAGGTGGCGGAGAGTATCAACATTGTCTAAGTCTGCAGAGATGTAGTCTAGTTGACGTAAAAACTCTTCGGGATATTCTCCTAGAGTTTCTTTCCAGTTTGCTGCTCCGATATCTCTTCTAGCAGCACCCGTAATTAAAAAGTTTTCTGGCAGCAATTCCTTCTGCCAGAGTTTATAGAGAGCAGGGATTAATTTCTTCTTGCAAAGGTCTCCTGTTGCTCCGAAGATAACAATCCCTTTAGTGAGCTGTTCCGTTTCCGTCATAGTTATCTGATTCGTAGTAGACATTTTCACCTTTTCGTTTCCCGAAATAGATGGTGGCACATACAAAAGGTAGTGCTCCCCAAAGTAGGACATCAGCGAACGTCATGAC